GTGTAAGGTTCTACAGCTTCTGTAGTTGCTGCTCCAGTGTTATAGTCTATTGGTATGTAGGGTTGGTTATTATCTCCTCCTGATAGAGGGTTAATTTGTTCTGGAGTTTTACCTCTATTAGCTAACGCTTCTAATTTGTCTCTTGAAATATTTGGATCTCCAGCAAGGGTGTTATAGTCTCTAGCTTTTTGTAAAGTATTTTTTGCTGTAACCTGTGTATCTGGTCTTGTTTTATTTAAAACTGCTTGAATCATACTGTATGAAGTTTTTGGATTAACATCATATCGATTGGCTCTATATTTTTCTATGCTAGTTCCAATGTTACTTCCTAAATATTCTTTACCTAAACCTAAGTCACTAAAGTCATAACCATAGCTAGGATTAGCTGCTACTTTATCTGCTATCTCTTCTGCAGTTAAACCATAGTCATCCATTATATCTGCGTATTTTTCTATGTCTTGGTATTTTTGAAACGCTCTTCTCTGTGCTAGTTTTACGTTTGCTTTTTTTTGATAGTCAGTATTGTATTTATTTATTCTAGCAAAAAGACCCATCGGTCTACTACCTGTTGGACTAACGCCGCCAAATTGTTTTTCATATTTAGCTTTTTGTTTTGCTCTTACTGTTGAACTTGGTTTATCATTACTGCCGGCATCTCCATAACCACCTACAGGTCCACCTTGATAACCACCTGTTCCTGGACCGGTCTTACCACTACTATCAGCAACTTGTCCCATATCAGAACCACCACCGTATTGACGTCTACCGTCACGACCCATGATACCACCAAAAGCTGCTTTAGTTCTTAAATTGATTATAGACATGGCTACATGCCTCTGTTGTATAGACCCATCAGACCACCGTTAGCGGCCATCTGAACATTTTCTCTCATGTTAACATCAGCGATACCACCACCTGGCATTGACTCTGCCACGTTAACATTTTCGTTAATGCTCATGTTAGGTGCTTGTGATTTAATTCCTGAATTGTCTTGTTGCATCTGTTGTATAATTTGTTTCCAGATACCGCTTTGAAAAAAAGCATCAAAGCTACCAAATTGTTGCTTTTGTTCTGGTTCCATTTGTTCCCAGATCGAAGCTGCTACTTGTTTGCCTTGTTCATCTTCTCCACCACCCATCATAACATCACCTTGTTTGTAGTTGATGTCTGGTGCTCCAGCTTGTATTGATTCGTTCATTGAAATTTCTTCATCCATAATGTTTTTCTCCTGAGTTTGTTAGTTTACTTTGTTTTACTGAATAAATCAAGAGGTGGCATGATAACTTTTACGTCCTGTGCCATCTCTTCTGCCTTGTAACCTTTGGCTTCCCAGTCTTTTCTTTCCTTAAAAACCTCACCAGTTTCCTTATGTCTATATGTTTCTTCTACTTTTGCTTGTAATACTTGCATTACGTTGTTACCTCTTTTTTAATGTTTAAATAACTGATACCATAACTATAAGCATCAGTGGTACTCGATTGAATAGTAAGACCAAATCCTCCACCTACTATGACTAAAGGTTGTGTTAGTAATTCTTGACTTACGTTAGCAGTTAAAGGAGCTGTATAAACAACACTTACTAAACTTGGAGTGCCATCAGCGTTAGTGGCTGCAGCATTAACAAGAATTTTAGGTGTTCCTGTTGAAAAAACAAGAATAGATTTAATAATATAAACTTCATTAGCTAAAGGAAAATTTTCACCTGCAGCATTAGAACCAAAAGGAAAAATTGGATTTCCTGTTGTGTCCCCACTTTTTCCTACAAATTTGTATTGGTTTACTGTTGCCATTAATCTAAAAAGAAACTTCTAGCTTCTATCTCCTGTTTTAATTCTTCTTGAAACGTTGTGTTTAATTTTTCTAATACAGCATCTAAATCTCTAACTAAAGACTGAGCTATATCTTCTTCATATTCTTGACTTGCTCTAGTTAATGTTTGTACTATCTTTGCCATTATCTTCTTCCACCTGCTTGTATATCTAATCTAAAAGTACCTAGTTTCCAACTAGTATCAACAGCGGTATTTGATATAGTAAGAGCAATAGCTCTACCTCTAGCTCTGGTGTCTACTTTTGTAGTGTTAGGTGTTAAAGTAAAAGGCCCTAGTGGTGAGCTTGCTGCAGTATCATTAGGGTAATCTCTAACATCTAATTGTGCAAATACATTATTTTGTTGTGCGATAAAATCAGGAACGATTCTACTAATTCTCATTATAGATTCTCCATCTCCTCTAAGATCAGCCATGTTTGTTGCAGCCCCTCTAACAATTTTTTGTGTAATATCATAATCACCAGAAGTAATATTAGCTGGAATAGCTACAGCCGTGGTCCCTGCTTCTTGTTGATTAACTCCTGTTTCGTGTTCAAAGTATATTGTAACTCCTTCAGTATTACCAGTCACATCAAACGAATCGTCATCACTTGCATTGTATTTAGTTGCATGAGGTAAACCAAATACTGCTGAGTCTTGCCAAGTGCTTCTTGGAAACAAACTACTTGCATTAGTAAACCATATAGGACGTTTTGCTGTTGAGTCTAAATAACTATAAGTCACTGCTCTATTAACTACATTAGATGTAGAAGTTGGATAGAACCAAGTAATTTCACCAAACAAGTTATTAATACCACAATATACTAATTGATTAGAAGTTGTGTTAAGATCATCATAAACATAATCTTCAACTAAGCAATCCATTGATTCTAGTTTACCCGCAAATCTAAAAAAACCATTGTCTGACATCCAGTAAGCAGCACCATCAACTTCAACGGCGGCATTCATACCAATTAATCCACAGTTAGTTCCAACTTGTTCGTAAGCGAAAGTAAATGGAGTTCCAACAAATCTCATAGTAAATAAAGAAGTGTCACTCCAAATGTAAATTGCATTTCTACCAAGCTTAGCGCCCATGATCCGTGATCCAGAAGCCAGTCTTTGTGTACCGGCACTGTTGGTTGCCGTAGGTCGATAGTCTTCTATATTTTCTTGTGATGAAAATCTTATAAACATATCGTCTTGACTAGACTTTGTACCAATAGTTGTTTCAGTTCCAAAAAATACTAAGTGACGGTCGGGAGTTGATACTAACATGTCACGTGATGCTGTTGGTGCATTAGGGATAATAACTGCTCTATTATCTGTAGCGTTAGTTGCATCTGCATCCCATTTAAAACATTCGCCGTTATGTATTAATGCAATTAATGTACTACCTAAGTTGTCCAAGGACCATAGACCTGGATCAGTTACTGAGTCAGTGTTAGCTGCAGGTGATCCCCAACCTGTAAAAGAAGATGTATTGGTTACTGTTGCACCATTGCTATGTGCAGCTCTTGTAGTTAATCTTGCGGCTCTTGTTATACCAGTTAGTTTACTAGCTGTAATTCCTGTGTAAGATATCTCCTCTGAATCTACTTGAATAAAGTTTGTACCGGAACTTGGAAGACCTGTTGTACTGCCTAAAGTAATTTCTGTAGCTGAACCATTATTACCGCTTGTGTTATCTCCTAATGCACCATTTAAAGTAGTAGTTAATGGTCCTAAAACATTACCACCCCATAAAGATATACCCCAACCAAAAGCTCCTAATTGTTCTGCAGGTCCTACATGATAGTATTGATAGTATTTAATTCCACCTGATGTTGTTGCACCTGAACCAGTTTCATTGCTAGGCATTGTAATTGTAATAGTAGTAGATGAAGGCACACTAGTTATCATAAATTTTTTATCATTAAAATCTGCTGCACTAAAGTTAGAATTTGTAATAGCACTAAAGTCACTAAATAATATAATGTCTTGAGCTTGAAAAGTATGTGTTCCTGGAAAAGTTATTGTAACTGTTGGTGATCCGTTAGTCGTGCTAAATGCACTTGTAAGTGCTGTACCTGTTGGATTAACTAAAGGATGGATATCATAAAATACACCACCTGAATAAATGTATAAAATTTTATTAGTACCAATGGCTGCATACTTAATAGAAGCTGTGCTGACTAAATGATGTAAACCCCTAGCTGCACCAGTAAGTTTTGACTCACCTAACTGTGCCCAACCACCTATCTTCTCCGGTGTACCATACCTAAAACGTACGTTCTCACCTTCAACCCATTGGCTTTCGGCCCCGGTATCTGTAACTTGTTTATTGAATCCTGGTAAAAATCCTAATTTTTGTAGCATATAAAAACCTGTTTATTATGGTTTATATCAAATTTAATGCTATATCAAGATCTTGTTATCTAGCACAAGCAGGTATTGAACCGTTATCTGTTGATGTCACAAATGGGTTTTCAGCGAACGCCATGTAGACGTATGTTGCACCAGAAGTATTATTATCTCCAGCCGCATTACGCAATTTCCAACCATTACTTAAAAAATCAATACCATCTGTTGTTTGTTCTGCTGAAGTTGCATTAGCATACATTAAATTATCTAATAAATTAAAAGTTGTTCTTTTATTATCTCTTAATTGCCAACCATGTCCACTTGCTGTATTTTTCACCATTATAAAAGCTGGTTTAAATCCTGTATAAATAAATGTTCCATCAGCACTTCCATTACCAACGTAGGATGAAAATTTTGAGAAGCCTTGTTTTTCTGCAAAGCAGTAAGCCATATAAGTAGAGCCACTTCTATTTACAACTGAACCTGAACCTATAGTAAAAAGACTTGATGTAGGAGTTGTATTATTCCAAGCTGAATTTGACCCCCATGCATTAGTTTCATTTAAAATACCTCTTGTAGTATTTCCTTGAGTCACATGATATACAGTCCAGTCATTAACACTTCCTGTTGATTCTTTTACAAGGATCATTTTAGGAACTGCACCTAATCCATGTCCAACTGTTGCACCTGCTGTATTATTTGCAGAATATTGAACAACAGAACATCCACTTGTTGTATTAACTGATGTGTAAGTAGTATTTATAGAACCATCTGTATTTGATGAACCTTGACTACCCCCTGCCAACCAATTCCAACCTACATAAAGATAACTATTTTCATTAACACTGTTTGAATTTCCTACAGTAAAACCATCTGTATCAAAAGTTTTTAAAGATTCAGCTTCTTGAGCATTTGTAGCATTATCATTAGGATTAAATTGATAAGTAGCACCTCTAACTACATCAAAAAGAACATGACTTCTAACTTTATTTCTTTCTTTAATCCAAGTAAGGTCAGGTTTAAAATCTACTCCAGTTATTGCTAAACCAGTGTTTCCATTTCCTGTCCAAAGAACTGTATTAAAATAATCTGATGGTTTATCTATAATTGCCATTAGCTTAATGCCTCCGATAAATTTTTAGTACAAAGAGAAAGGTAGCCCGATGGGACTGCATATTCAAAGTTTCCATAGCCATTACCATCTGCGTTGCCTGATGAAATTGCGTAAGCTG